AACACCGTGCAGAAATCGGGGTGCAACGGATTTACCGACGACGAGGTTTTCTCGATGGCCGTACATTATTACGATGAGGACCAGATAGAGGTAGGCAAGCCGGTTGATGGCCGCGTGGTAGTTAACCACACGGTTGAGCTTACCGATGAGGAAAAAGCCGAAGCAAAGAAAGCCGCCATCAGGAAAATTCAGGACGAAGCGATAAATAACATGAAGCGAAAGCCTGAAACTAAAAAAGCGCCCAAAGCCCCCGAATTGCAAACCAGCCTGTTCGATTAGCCATGAATGCAAAGTACCAACGTAATCAGGAAATAACCGAACTGAGTAAATGGAGTTTGCCACCCATTACTCCGGAGCAAATTAAGTGGGGTTACGAGCATTGTTTGGATAAATACGCCCATAAGTCGCGCGGTAAACTTTATTGCCTAGAATGCGGCCATTCGTGGAAACCCGATAATAACCGGAAAATACAGGTTTGCCCAGAATGCAATAATCGCCTGAAAATGATTAAAAATTATCGCTTTTGTGGAAACGAAGCCGAATACATGGCCGTTGTAACAGTTTGCGGAGGCTATCAAGTAGTGCGCATGGTTTGGGTGAGCAAACGCCTGGCGATGAACCGGCCCGCCGATTACCACGCCCACGAAGTTATGCAACACTGGATCGACGAAAACGCCAATTATACCACCATGACCATAGCGGTTAACGGCATGTCGGCTGCTTGCGACGTATGGAAATGGAATAGCGAAATGAAAATAAAATACGATACCAGTGGCAAAGCACAATTCAGGCACGACTTATATCCAGATCGATCGTATCCGAAAGCTCAGATACTTCCGGTTTTTAAGCGCAATGGATTCAAAGGCGAATTTCACCACATATCGCCCCGGACATTTTTTGAAGAATTATTGCGCGGATCGCACTTCGAAACCCTCCTGAAATCGAAACAATACAGTCTGTTGAGGTATAGCATAAGTCGGTCGATACATTACGCACTATGGCCGTCGGTAAAAATTTGCATCCGCAATAAATACATTGTAAAAGATGCGTCGATGTGGGCCGATTACATCGAACTGTTAAAATACTTTAGGAAAGATGTACGCAATGCCGCTTATGTATGCCCAGCAGACCTGAAAGCCGAACACGACCGCTTAGTACTGAAAAAACGCCGCCAACAAGCGCGCGAAAAAATAGAGCATCAGCGCAAACGCATCGAGGAGGCAAACGCCCAATACCTTCAGGAAAAACAAAAATTCTTTGGACTGAAATTTTCAGAAGGAGAATTAAGCATTGCAGTATTACCAACAGTGGCTGACTTTCTGGAAGAAGGAAAAGAACTACATCATTGCGTATTCGAAAGCGAGTATTACGCCAAAGGTAATTCACTTATCATGTCGGCGCGTAAAGGCGAAAAGCGGCTCGAAACAATTGAAATAGCATTATCAACAATGTCGATCGTTCAAAGCCGTGGATTGCACAACCAAAGCACCGAATACCACGACCAGATAATTAACCTGGTGCAAAACAATTTAGAAGCGATTCAGCAGGTCGCCGTTTAGGTAGACATTGGACCAATTTGAACCCTTTTAATAACTTATAAAATGAAGAAAATTAAACAGTATTTATTCAATGCTTATTGCATTTGGGATCATCCATTTACGCAAATAATTATAGTTATTGCACTCATCACAATTGTTATACTTCTCCTAAATGGAAAATTATAAAGTTGATCTCGAAAAAGTGAAATGCTGCAATTGGCTTGAATGCAAGCAAAGACCGTGTACTACTATTAATTGCTTTAATGAGCAATTCAAATGTGTTTGGTTTGCTATTGCTATCAAAGTCGCTGAAGATAAAGAGGTGAAATGCAAATGTGAGAAAACCGACTATTATCATCTTACAGAAACATATTGCCCGCATTGCGGAAAGTTATTTTAGTTCAACTAGAGGAAAATAAGAACATAAACCATGAGCACAACCACATCACCAGTACTATGTTTTCAGTATGTGATGATAGTCGCAAAGGCTTTGCGTGTTGCTGTAATCGAGTGCAAGGTCTGGCCTTTCTTCTATGCTTATGATGTGGTCGACAATCTTCATTGGCCTGATGCGGCCTTGCTTCTCACATTCAATACAAATCGGGTTCTCTGCTCTGCGTCTATCTCGTATTGCAATCCATTCTTTTGTTGTGTAAAACCCTGATTTACTTTCCTTTGTGCGTCCTTTCTGTTCTGTAAACCGTTCTCTTTGCTTTGGCTTTATCACTTGATCGCGGTACATTGTACACCAGATTGGTTCGTCTTTCTTATTCATTCTGTTTATCTATAAGGCAGTCAGTTGTTACGCTGACTGCCTATGTTGGTGATCTGATTCTCAGGTCTATCCATCTTCTGAAGCCTATCAATTCAGCTTCAGGATGGGTTATGCACAATGGGTTACCTCGTGGTGCATAGATTAACATTGAACTATTCCCGCTTATCTCTCCTTTGGTAAGCATTGCCCTGATTATTGACATGTGACCGGTTATGATCATTTCAATAAGGGAACGAATTCCAACTACAATTACGGTGGATATTGCGACCTTTTTAGGTATTTCCGGAGTGGGTACCGGGAGCCTGAAATGTGAAAGCGCTTTCCATTTCTCGGCGACTAACCTCTGAAGTACGTCTACTGGATCGGCTTGTCCTACCTTTTTAAAGATTCGCTGTAACTGTTCGTGTTTTCGTTCGCGGGTTTTGCTGTTCCATTCTTCCCAGCTGCGGGCATCGCGACACTCGCGAAAGGTCATTTTCTCTTTTGGAGTTAAACGGCTTTCGTCGATGTTGCGGGGCGTGCATATCAATGAACTTAGCTTTAGTTTTAATATGTCGCCTAATTGTGTGATGATGGTTTTATCGAGCAATCTCGATAAGTATAGTGGTTCGCCGCGACGGATGATCCCGAATTGCTCGAGCCAACGGGTGCGGATTACTTTAATTTCGATGCGTAGTTGCTGGCTTTCGCCTGAGCCTGATTGATAGCCTTTATCGTATATTTTTATGCTGAATTCTTCGAACTCGGCAATGTAACCCACGGCGGCACGTTGGCGGTTTAGTTTCTCGAATCCGCGGGTGTATGCCGATACTAAATACTTCTGAAATTCGGCGGCTGTGATGCCTTCGGGTAATTGGATGTTTACCCCAAATTCGAAATTCAGGATCTTCGATTTATCCGGATTTATCCCGAATTTATTTTTTAGTGTTTCGATGGTGTTGGCAACCTCAACAATGTTGTAATCGTCGTTGTTTTCTCCGCCATTTCGGGCGAAGCGGTGTAGGCTGCCTTGTATGGTGTAGCGTGTGCCTTGTGGTGTTTGGTTTTTTAGGAATGATAAACCGCAAGCTTTGGCCTCGGCAAATGGCAGTACTTCGCCTGACTCCTGATCGTAGCGACCTATCGAGTTAAGCGAAGTATTCCATTTGCGCGGGTCGGTGACCTGGCAGTCTATTTTTATTCCGTCGTACACTGATGGATTTGTTTAAAATAGTTTTGTTTGCACTGCGTTACTGGTTGTTGGTGGGTCCGGTTTGGTGGCTCCTTCTTTTTTATAGTCGGGGCATACGGTGAGCTGCTCCAAAGTAATGCCCGGTATCTTTAATATGGCGCATGTTCGGTTATTAATGGCGCATGTAAAACAAAGTGCTTTCATAGGTGATGTGTTGGTTTTGTTTCAAATCCTCCAAAAGTTGAACTACACAACTGATTTTATTTTCTCAAAATTAATGAGATAATGACTTTTCCCTTTTGGCTTGTTTAGAGATTCGACCCAGACTCCATACTGAGCTGTCTCTGGATATAAAGTAACTATTTCGCCTTCTTCATTATTTTTTTCATGGCATCAATAATCACTTTTGTTCCTATACTCAATTCAAGTTTAATGTCATTTTCTTTTACCCATGCTTTAACGGCATTTTTAAGAAGATCATCAGCATCAGAACTTACGCAATCCAAATCATCAACCAATGATGTTGTTCCATCGTAGCCTTTTTCTTCAAATGCCTTTGCGAGATAATATCCATCTTCGTTATAATTCCAATGCAAAACTGATTTTGCATCTTCAATACAACTTTCAATGTCTTTATAACTGTGATGCTCTGCGATGATTTCGCCTACTGATTTTGATAATTCATTGATCAGATTTTCGTCAAAAGTTGGTCTGTTAATTTGTTTTTCCATTGTATTTTAATGTTTAGTGTTAAACGGTCTATAAAGTTGAAACTTATTCGCAATCTGGACATTGATATTTACCTGGTCTTACTTCTTGACAAATCATTTGGCAAGTTCCGCATCTTACTATAAATTGCTTATTTGACTTACTGCTAATTCCAACTTGCTTTTTAAGTCTAATATTTTCAAGTTCAAGCAATTTCTTATCCTTAAGAAGTTCCATTATAAACTCTTGCTCTTTGGCTCTTACTTCTTTCTCTTTAGCAAGTAAATATTTGTAATGAGCCAGTTTTGATGGTTTGTTGTACATATCGTTTAGTGTTAAAATCCTCTAGTTGAAACCTTTACTTATACCATATTCCGTGACAGTAATTGCAATAATATTGGTTGATCAATCTTGAAACTTGGTTTTTCTCACTTACTGGAATCTGGCAATGACAAAATAATTCTCCTCCTTTTTCTTCGGGTTCAGCAAGAATGTTCGGGTAATCCCAAAATGATAATTTTCCTTTGGCTGGTATTGGTTCTGGAAACGTGATTGGATTGGCAACCGGAAAATGTACTACAAAGTAACCGGCGATTTTTCAGGCATCTATTCCGCCGACGACATGCTTCATTTTAAGCTTTTCACAACCAAAGACGGTAAATGGGGCATCGATCCAATCCGCAATTCAGCCGAAGCCATTTCACTCGGACTTGCAGCACAAAAATTCAACACCGAATTTTTTGCAAAAGGCGGTCACCACAAAGGAGTTTACGAAACAGACCAATCTCTGGGCGATGAAGAATACCAGGCTATCATGAAACACCTGGGCGAATTCAAAAACTTCGAAACTCCAATTATGGAATATGGCCTGAAATACAAACAAATCAGTATTTCGCCCGAAGCCGCCCAGCTTATTCAGCAACGTACTTTTTCAATTCAGGATATTGCCCGCATTTTCAATTTGCCGCCTCACATGTTGGCCGAACTTAGCCGGTCCACATTCAGCAACATCGAACATCAGGATTTACAGTTTGTAAAATATTCACTTCGCCCAACGGTTAAACGCATCGAGGAAGAATTGGAAACCAAACTTTTCTACGAATCAGAAACCGAAGAAATAGGAGTAAAATTCAACCTGGAAGGTTTACTCCGTGGTGCAATGTCCACCCGTGCCACATTCTACCACTACGGAATTCAGGACGGTTGGCTTAACCGAAACGAAGTCCGCAACATGGAAAACCTCAATTCAGCCGATGGTCTCGACGAATATCTGTACCCTGCAAACCTGAACATCACTGGTCAGGAATTTAATCAAATCGATCAAAACAGCAATCAGTCAAACAATCAAAATACAGATCAAAATGCCTGAAAAATACACCTTTGGCGAAGTCCGCGCAATTCCGCAAAATGTTGAAGAAACACGGACAATCGAATTCATTATTTCCTCCGCTACAAAAGATCGCCACGGCACCGTCTTACCTGTCGACAAATGGAACCTCGACCGTTTTAACGCGAACGGTATTGTGGGTTACCAACACAATGTGTATGGTGGCGATCTTTGTAATGCTCCAGACCCCGATCAGGTAATCGGAAAAGGCAGGGCATGGATCGAAGGTGACCAGGTTATCGGGTCCGTAACTTTCGAACCAGCCGAAATTAATCCTTTGGCCGAAAAAATATTCCGTAAAGTTTTATTCGGAACATTAAAAGCCACCTCCGTAGGTTTCAACCCAACCGCTTCAGGAAATTGGGGTCAGGGCGACGAATCCGAATTTGGATCAAACTCTACCTATTATTACGCTGGTCAGGAATTACTCGAATTCTCAATCGTCAACATTCCATCAAATCCTGATGCCCTCAAACGCTCCATGCGCGACCAAGCATCAAACGCAATCAGCTACATCTATCGTCAGTTGGGCGGAAACTATCGTTTTGCCGACATCGAAAACATGACCGTCCGCAACGTGATCGACCTTTTGGAACAAAAACCAGAAACACGAAACCAGGAGTCCGAAGAATCAAGTCATTCCGAACTTGTTTCGGAATCTGTTGAAAATACAGAAGAATCACATTCAGATCAAAACATCGATCAACAAAATGCTGAACGTGATTCCGACCTTGATCTTATCCTCTGTTCACAATCAAAGCTGGCCTTAACGGCTAATTATTAACAATAAATTTTTATTACAATGAGAAAAATTCATGAAATCCGAAATGATCTCGCCGGTAAGCAAACTAAATTTGCCGACCTAGCCAATAACGGCCAGCGCACCGACGAACAGAATGCAGAGTTAATCACACTCCGCACTGAAGTAAGAAACATTATGCACGAGCTCGACGATGCCGAGTTGGTGGAATCCGGTAACAGGCGCATTGCCTCCAATGGCTTAAGCCATAAAGACCGCGAACGCGTAGCTGAATACTCTTTTCGTAAAGCCATTGCCGACTATGTGAACAACAACGGTCGCCTAGAAGGATTCGAAAAGGAAATGCACGAAGAAGCGGTAAAAGAAGCCCGCTTGAATGGTCAAACCTTAAAGGGAATTGGTGTTCCGATGTTGGTGCTCGAAAACGCACGGGCAACCCGCGCTGCTACCGGGCAAAATGTAACCACTGCCGCCGATGGTGGAAACCTTGTTCAGGAAGAACAGTTAATCTACATCGAAGCTTTGCGCAACCGTTTGGTATTAGTTGGTTTGGGTGCTCAGTTTATTACTGGTTTAGTTGGTAACCTTCCGCTGATAAATGGTGGTTCGTTTACATCTACCTGGCACGGTGAGGCTGGCGCAGTAACTCCTACTAAAAAAGCGTTTGGAAAAAAGACCATGTCGCCAAAACGTATGAGCGTTGCAGGTGCTTACACGCTCGAACAGTTAAACCAGACTTCAATGTCGATGGAAAACATGTTGCGCGATGATATGTTAAAAGCGCATGCACATGGTTTGGAAATGGCCGCTATCAACAGTGCAGTCAACGGCCCAACCGGAATCCTGAATATTTCTGGTATTGGATCTGTTGTAGGTGGTACCGATGGATTGAAACCTACCTGGGAACATTTGGTTAATCTCGAAACACAGGTTGCTATTAATAACGCCGATTTTGGCACAATGGCTTATCTTACTAATGCAAAAGTTCGCGGGTTACTGAAACAGACTTTAAAGGCTTCGGGTGTTTCCGGTTATATTTGGGATGGTAATCAAATCAATGGTTACAATGCTGCTGTAACAAATGCAGTACCGTCAAACCTTACCAAAGGAGCCGGTTCCGGTGTCGAAGTTTGTTCCGCTATTATCTTCGGAAATTTCAACGATCTGATCATTGGTCAGTGGGGTGGTTACGATTTGGTTGTCGATCCATTCTCAAGCAAATTAGATGCTGAAGTTGAAGTTGTACTACATTCATTCCACGACGTTGCTGCACGAAACAAAGAATCTTTCGCAGCAATGAAAGACGCATTAACCGCGTAGTCTGTTCCCTGAGTTTATCGAAGGGTGTATTTCATAGTTTGTTTTTTCCTTCCGGGGGGCAACCTCCGGAAGGTTTTAATAAATCTTGAAAAAAGCAGTATCCTTTGCCGTCTGCTTTAGCTGACGGACATATAAAATAAAAATCACAAAATGAAAATAAGATTTAAAAAACCAGCAATTGGATTTGCCTATTTTGAAGGAGACATTGCCGATTTGAATCCTGAATCAGCCGCACGTTTGGTTGACGATGGTTTTGCAATCATTGTTCCGGTTAGCGAGGGTGATGACATCGAAATACCCGAC